GGCTTTAATCTGTGCAGTAGCAATTTGTGCAGCACTTTCGATATTCTTGCTTTCTATTTCTTTCATTTGTGCCGCAAGCTTTGCAAATTGTTCTAACAAGTCAACTTTGATTTTTTCTTTATCTACCTGCTGTTGTTCCTGCTTGATTTTCAAGTCAGCTGCTTGTAATTCTAATTTTGCTTTTTCTATTTCAAGCTCGGGGTTAGGCTGCGCTGGTGGAGGTGGTTTACCGGCTTCATCAGCTACAATGTCAGGAGGTGTTATCTTTTTCTTGATACGATTCGCTATAACGCTGTTGCCAAGAAATGGCATAGCTTCTATTATTTTATCGTAAGTTAGCGGCCCCAGCTGCTCTTCATTTTGCCCTGTGAACTTTAATAAGAAATTAGCGGTTAATATCTGTTGCGCAAAGAATGAACTCCCGCCGTGGACTTCCACGCTAAAATCACCAATGCTCATGTCATTTTCAATTTGATATTTTTCTTCTTCAACAAGATAGTTATAAGTATCTTGATTGATTACTTTATAATCTAGTTTTCCATCAGGACTCTTAATAATGACGGTTCTTTCTGTGCCGTAAACGCTTGGGATTAATTTCAAAACCCCTTCATTCGCCTTAGCAATTAATTTGTTTAAATTGTCTTGATAAACGCCTTTATTATTCGCTATTTTTAAGTCATTAGTGATAATTGTAGCATCTGATGCGGTTTTAGCTATATCAGTATCCATACCCATTAAAAACCTAAGCGCAGTTTCTGCAGTTTGATAAGCTGCAAGTATTCCCTGGTCGACAGCTGAGCCGCTAATAATGTACGGCATTAGCCCTCCTTGGTCAGGCTCCGCCATTAAAATCTTGTTTCTGTTATGATTCCACCAGCCATCGTAATCAGCTTTAAAGTTTTTCTTTGTACCAACAATGTTAGGCTTTATTCTGCAGTTTAAATCATCCGCTATTTCTGATATGCAATAATTCATAAACCGCTGTGCATTCTGTGCGTTTTGCGCGTAAGGGATGCAAATAAAATTGTCATTAGCTACTCGAGTATCCCCAGGTGAAAACAGCAAAGGCATTTGATTTGTGTTTAATTCTCTGCGCTGCAGTACACAATCTTGCGTTAATGTATAACCACAGATATATTCAAAGTAACTTTTTTCTGTTTTAACAACTTGCGGAAAAGGCTTGATTGTTGATTCAAAAGAAACGTTCGGCACGTGATCTATTTCGCCTTGAGCTAAAGCTATTTGCATCATCTCTCGGCCTTTTTCGTATAATTTCTTTTTGCGAATGACGTCTTTGTCGTATTGCTTTTTAAATACTTCGTATTCTGCTTCGCTTAATTTCGCTCCCGTGTCTAAAACCAAAACTTTCGTCTGTCGGTACTGACGTTTGTAATAAAGCATAAGGTCTACTTTATCTGTGTATCTACCACTTGCATTTGATGTTGACCCAGGTATTACTTGGCCGATGGGAACTTCTTTCCCTGGGAACATTTTTTTAAACTTTTGCTTAGTAACAGAATATCTAATAAAAGCAAAGTCACCGTCTTCTCGAAACATGTTGTTAGCGTCTGGGTCAAAACCGCATTTAAAAATATCTTCCCTTTTTAATAATATTTCTTCTTCGCCCTTGCCATTGTTTGTTTGCTCTAACTGTAAATGGAGTGCTCCAGCACCGCAATCGAGCATATCTTGAAACACTAAACTGTATTCAATATCCGTGTCCGACCTGTCGGCAATGTATCTTAAAATGCCTGCTTTTGTTTCTGACACTTTAGCGGGGATATCTAAATTAGTTGGCGTTACCTCTACTTGCGGTGAAATCGTTCTGTTTTCTTTTATTAGCGCACGTTGATAAATAGCGCACTGGTTTATCTCCATAGAAATTTTATTGTTATTGGTTCGGTATGATTTGCTCATTTCGTCCCAGTTCGAAATATACAGAAAGTATTTATTTGCTTTAGCTGCCTCTGCCGATTCAGCAAAATAATCATCCCAGCTTCCGGCGTCTTGAAACGCTCTCTTGCAAAAATCAACTTCAGAAAGTGGGTTTCCGTCTTCATCATATTCAACTTTATATTTTTCTTTTTTACCTGGTTTATCAGTAGAAAACATGCTTTTTAGAGCCGGCTTAATCAGTCCAAACAAACTCTTTCTTTCGCTATCATCTCTCATGTGTAAATAACCCTATCTGATTTTGTTTTTGTTTTCATTTTGCGAACCCAACGCCCGTATTCGTATATTTCTTCAAACTCAGTTTGTGGTTCATGTGCATTGCAATAAATTGGCATTGCTCCATATTCCCCACCCTCGCACAAATGTGAATAATCATTTTTTTCTGGAACTTCTCTAAATCTTCCTTTGCCTTCTTCGAAAGTTTCAATCATGCGATAGCGAAAACCTCCACACATTCCCTCGTTAAAATATTCCGCATTTGCGCTAACGATCATCCCTGGTTTGCCCAAAATCATTCTATTTAAATGATAATCAAACGCTGAGCGCCTAGCTTCCGGATCGTTTGTTTCTGCTGCGTCTGTATCAATATTGTGAAAATTTAAAACATCAAAACAATGTGTGCCTGTCGCGTTATTTCTTGTTTTCCCTGATGGGTCACCAGTTGATATGTAATTATTAGTTTTGAACCAGGGGGCGTATTTTTGTACTTTCTGCGGGATAAAGTAATTAACTAAAAATTCTTCTATGTGCATATCAAATGTATAGCATTCATCAAGAACGATTAGCTGACCATCTATAAATTGCATAATCAAGCAAGCGGGGGTAAGTCCGAAATCCCAACCTAAATAAAGAGGCTCTCCTGGAACTGCGTCTATAACGTCACGCGAGTAATGCACATCTGGTTTGTAGGCCGGATGAACTGGCTTTCCGTCAAAAACCGCTGCATATTGCCCCATGACTTTAACTTTGAAAGTTTCTGAATCCAGTGTTTTAGCCATTCTAAGCATGGCAGCATCTGATATTCCCTGTCGATTTTCGCGCAATGGATTTGGCACATAATCTTTTATATTGTTATCGTAAATTAGCGCAGACGGTTGCTTGTAAAGGCTAACAATCCCTAACTTATGCTGCCTTTGATCGTCAACTTTTTTCTTTACCCAATGTGTGCTTGGCGGCGGATTGGTGTCTCCCAGGACGCATTGATAATAAGGTATGCCCTGGTCATCTTCATCAAGTCCAAGCATAGGCTTGCTTGGATATCTGCAAGTTAAGCGAGAAATAGCTTGATTTATCAGCATCCACGGAAATTGATCTATTTCATTAAAATAAAAAACAGTCGCTTCTAAAGATAAGAGTTTCTTTTCATCCCCGGGTCTACGTAAGCTCATGAAATATATATCAAATTCGCAATAAATGCCAAACTGGTCTGTAAATCTCATCATGTGAATAAAGGGTGCTTTTCTATTTAAATGACCAAATCTTTCCTCAGGAAACCATTGAAGCCAGCTTCTTAATGTTGTACTTTCAAGCTCAGCATATGTGTTTCTAACGCAAACTGCGCGACCTCTTCGCACTCCGTCTGTGCAAAGTGGCAAAATTGATAATATGCGCATTACTTCAAAAATATTAGCTACGGTCTTTCCGCTTGCTACATGCCCCATAATAATTTTAAGCATGCTGTCGTTATCGCTATGATAAAGACTAGCGGTTTTTGATGCATTATAGATTAATTGAACGCTCATACGCGCTATTGTATGTTTATATCATCAAGAAGGCAAATAACAATAGATTGTTATCGCTAAAAACAGATAAACCTATGCTGAGCTAAGAAGATAGCATCTGTCGTCTTTTCTTTCCAGATATCTATCAAAGTAATGCTTTTGTAATTGATTTTTAAAGACAAATGTATAGTCATCTTTTTCAAAAACAGTGCAGATGGTTTCTCCACAATTTGGCATGCATTGTTTGCAAAAATAAGTTTGTGTGGGATAGCAAAGTTTACCGGAATGTTTGACGAGCAAAGCAATGTTATCTAGTGAGTAATTTGTTTTTTTTCCGCAAATATAGCACTTCATGATTTCAACTAGTTGCACCACAGAAAAGAAAGCGTTTCTGATGTGTCCGATCTGGTCATTCAAAGCGACAGCTTTTCTTGCTGCATGCGCCAGAAAATTAACAGTACAACCATTGGCAAGGGGTGTATCGCCATTTTTAGCGTGTTCCCTGGAACAGTTCTTGCAGATGATTTTATAATCATGAAAATCAATATTTATAATAGTTAAACCTAGTGATCGTATATCGCAAGATATTTTATTTTTGCAATGATAGCATTGTTCCGTTACTATCAAAGTTAAAATAGCCGAGAGCGGATTATTTAAAGCGATGCCCACTCTATCATTCCACACCCACGCCGATATTTGCTCATAAGTTGCGCGGAAAGTATCGCTGTGTTTTTGTTCATTCATGATTGAAGTTCTCGTTAATTGTGTTCTTTGAATGCCAGAATTTAATCATCTCTTCTCGGGTGTTCACCACAGCAAAGCTGCGGATAAGTAAGCGTATATTGACTGCAAACATGACATTTGCACGGCAGCTTACTTGGATGTTGCATATCGCAAAGAACTTTGTTAACAAACAAAGCTTTGTTTTTTATTTCTATTTCTTTTGTTTCTGCGTCTAGCAATGCGATAGAATAATCATTTTTTTTGAGACCTATCGCTATTTTTGTGAACGGATCAAACCCTTTTGGAAGAGAAAATACGCATGCGATATCTGGGTATTCAAGACCCCAAAATGAATCTTTTTTTCTGAATGCGTATTCTGCTGCTTTCCCTAGTTCTCGTTTCGTCTCTTGAGAGACCCCGACCATGTTGTTTATTTTTTTAGCTGCTTTTAATTCGCCATCTGTGCGCATTTTATTTTCTCGGAATTATGGTACATTTTATTTCTTCGTGCTTCATTACCTTTTTATCTATTTCATCGCCTAAGCTGTCGCCAATAATTAAAGTAGGGTCAACTTTAGCGACTTCAAAAAAGCAATCTAAATCTGTTACTGCTCCAACTGCTAAGCGAATAATTTCACCTGTAGTTTTGAAAGACTTGTATGTTGAAACGTGGGGTAGTCTTGTTTTGTACTTATTTAAAACGCTTAACAAGAACTTGATATTGTCTTCAATCATCGGGCAAATAAAAAAACCAGACAGCATTCTGCTTAAATGTTCGCTTTCTATTTTATCTATTCCGAAGTATTTAAAAATGATTGTTTTCTTTACTATATCAATTAGTGGTTTTACATTTAACGCCAATATTAATAATGTTTCTTCTTTTTCATCTGTTGCAAAAGAGCTTACCCACATTTCGTCATTGTATAGGCAATCAGTTGTTTTTAATGTCTGTTTTTGTTTGTCGTCTCTGGGAGTTATTATTTCGACTGGGGCTGAGCTGCATTTTATTGTTGTTGATATTCTTTTCATTGGTTTTATATTGTTAACTGTTACAAAACCCCTAACTATTGAAGCTTTAATGTTATTGTTGTGAGCGTTTAATACTTTTCTTATTGCTGATTTTTCTAATATAGAATATTCTTTTTTTGATTTAGTTATTTCATTCATTATTTTTTCCTATATTTTAGATAAATGCAAGAAAGGAAATATTTCGCTTGTCATTAATGTTCCATCAATAAAGTTAGCTTGCATTTCTTTGACTTCACCGAGTAAAAAATGTTTATATATGTGACCGGACATTCTAGCAGCAACTTTGTATATTACTTTCCTTATTGAGTGCCCTGGAATAACGCTATTTTCTCTCGCTTCTTTTTCGTTATCTTCTCTTGCGTCTCTTGCTTCTTTCCAGCCCATTAACCAGTTAAATAGATGTGAATAATTAATTACTTGCGAAATTATTAATTCTTTTTTTGTCATCTTTGTTTCGTCTATATTTTGATTGATTATAGATTGCCTTGAAGAGTTAAAATAAAATTCATTGTCAACATAATAAGTGCCAGTAAATATTCTATTTTTTATTATTTTTTTATAATCAACGCAATCGTCATCTGCGGGTATTTTTTTAGAGTATGTTAATTTGAAATTAAGTAAACCTGATTCATAAGATTTTTTAATATTAAATAATTCTAATTTGCCAAAAAATAAATTATCATCATATCCCCCGTTTGTTCTCATTAATTCCGTTGCTTTTTCTCGAAACAATGCTATATCTGTGTCGTAAAATAACTCATCTATTCTTTGATTTGAAATTCCAAAGCCCATATTATTTTTTCCCCTTCTTTTGTTTTTTATCATAAAGTTTGACAGGTGGCTGAAGCTTGAATTCTCCGTAATTAACGATCATCGGCGGAGTTGTATCGCTTTGTAGCTTTTTATCTATACTGTTTAGCGTTTCAAAGCGCAAGCGAAGTAAATTAATATAAGCTGGGTCATATCTTTCGTTCCCGTCGCGATCGCTAATTCGCGCTGGTAATGTGTCAGAATAGATAGTATCCATCAAATGCTCTTTCCTTAACCTCATCTGCTTTTTGCGTGATTCTCGCAGCATTTTGCGAAATTGTGGATATCTGTTCTGCCAATTGTAATAAGTTGTAACAGCCGGAAAGTCGACATCATCTTTATTTTCAGCGCACAAGTCAGCTATTCCTAAAACGCTACTTTCTATTGCTTTGCAAACTTTTTTAGCGACTTTCATTGAATAACTGACTATTTTTGACGACATTTGAGCCTCTGCGCGCGAAAACTGATACATTGTGACTAAAATTAAACAAAACACGATATAACCCGATACTTTACCCTCTGTTACTCAAAAAATCAATCGTCTATATAAGGAATGCAGAACTCGCTATAAAAAAACTTAAAAAAAAACAAATAAATTAGTTGACTTTATTTGTTGTTGTGATATTATGTACACATAGTCAGCAACAAACGTGACTAATGAAAAAAGACAACTAGTTAAATAAGGATAAATAGAGATGAATATTTTCACGCAATACGAATACGAAATACTAAAGAGCGACAACGTAAAATATCAAGATGCAAGTGACGTTTTAGACGTTGTAATGACTCGATTCAAAAGCAACCCGCATTATTTGACGCTTCCTGAAATAGATCAAATCAACGAAGTTATGATAGCTTTGGCGTTTGGAGCATATCAAGAAAACAATAAAGAGCTTCTGTCCAAAACAAAAGATCTACTTTTCTACACAAAAAAAGGAGTCTGAAATGAAAAACACATTTGAAACCAAACAACAAGTAGAGGAGTGCTCAGGGGGAATGCTTAGCGAAACAAATGAAGTTTTTATTGTGATAAGGGGCGTGCTCACGCAAGCAATTTACGTTGAAAGTACAAAAATAATAAAAAGACAAGGCCATGATGTTGAAGCGACAGAAAAAGCATTAAAAACGATAATAGGCAAAAAGGGCAGCACAACAAAAATAATATCTTTAGCAAAAAAGATTTTTTTTAATATTGATAAAGAGTACGCAAAAGATATGTCTTTAGAATTATACAAAAGATTTGAATATGTTTAAAAATAAAGGAGTTGAAAATGAGAAACGTAGAAATCTTAAAAAGAAACAGAGTTTACTATAAAGCCAAAATGTATGATGAAAACTGGGAAAGAGGCTGGGAGTTTAAATTAAAGATAGATGAAGCTTCAGAAAAATTAGGACTAGGTCAATTCGTTTTGATTCTCGAGGATATTTCAGTTGTAACGAAATACGGTAAAGATATCATTTATAGAGTGAAAGCAGAAGTCAAAGAACCAGAAAAAATTTGCACATTCAAGCATCATTTGTTTAACAAAAAAATATTAGAAAAATGCAGAAATTTAGGCGGAAAATGGGACGACGAAGAAAAAGTTTGGACTTTCAGTTCTGTTGTTGAAGAGCAAGTAGAAGAGCTTGAAGAGCTGTACAACGAAAAGCTAACTGTGATTGACATTGTCGCTAAAGATGATGTCTGGGCGCAGCCTGAAGTTTCCTTTTTAGGATATCCGCTATTTTATGGCTACGGTAGAGACTCTGGCGCGCGGCTAGCATCAGACATAATAAAAATTTCAGGTGAAATTAGGAGTTCAGGAAGCATGAAAAATTGGGTTGTTGAATGCGAAAAGGGATCTATCTTTAGATTAACTGTAAGTAAAAACTTAATAAAAAAGGCCATAGAAATAAACTCATCTTATCTTGAAAATTGGGAAATTAAATTTTTAGAAGAGGACAAGAAATGAAAAACTACAGAAAGCTATATCAGACAGATTACATTAATAATCGAGGCTACATTGTGTACAAAAACGATGAGCTAAATTTAATAAAAATTTACAAAGTTGGGTGTGATGTAGATGAAAAAGAGGAGAACTCAATCGAAGTTGATAAAGTAATTTACGATTTAGTAAAAGAAAAATATGAAGATGAGTTGGTTTATGGCAACGGAGCGTGGCATCTATGCGATGAGCTATACTTCAAAACAGAAAGAACTTGTTCAAAATGTGGGCAAATTTTATAACTGCTGAATAAGCAGCTTAGAAAATAATGATACCCATCTTAAGTTATCCGCCGCACAGGCGGCTTAGAAAATTACATAATTAGTTTTAAATTTACCCACCGAACAGGTGGCTTGCTGGGAGTTAAACATGAATTTTTACGAAAAAGGCAACTCAAGGAAAATAGAAAAAACTGAAGAAATACCAATTTCTGGCTATAAATATTCAAAATC